GTTTCTCGAGGTATGGAATGTGACTCTCGGCTGGAATCTCCAGCGTGTACACTTCACCCTTGATATTGAAAGTTTCGCTGACTGTATCCACTAAGATCAAATCGAAATACCGAGACGCACAAAACATCTTGAGCTCGTCGACGTTTGACCATTCACATACGTCGAGGATTTCAAGTGGTTTTTTTACTGGGCCAGTCGTAAACGTCATTGTGCGGAAATCGGGCCATTCGTGATGGATTCGATGATGATCTTCGATAATGGTGCCCATGGTATGAATATCACCTCGACGTCTGAATGCTACGACCGCCATTTTCGTCGACGTGGTTTCCCACGCCATGATCGAATTGACATGTTTATGCAATGTGAAACAGGGTCTGTTGCTCTGGTTCGTCTTGATTGTCGGCGGCGGACGAACGAGCGTAGCCATACTGGTTGGACGCATGAGATCTTTAAACCTCGCGCTTCACCGCACGGTCTGCGACGCTGTCAGACTCGAGGATGAATCCAGGGCCCTGGTAAATATCGCGGTTACGCGTCTCCTCTGGGAAGTTGGGCATGTACCCGGCATAGGAATACGTCATTAAAAGGTACAGAGCAATCAGGACAGCGACGAAAATAAGGACTGGAGTACGGTTTGCCATTACACTAAGTCACTATTTTTTTCACCAGGTTCTCAAGCTTCACCAGTGTTGGCAGTGACACTTCGCACATATCGGCAATCGCATCCCTTGTGAGACCGTACTCGGACAAGACCATGTAGAGGACAGCAGCCGTTACTCCCTTTGGAGTCTTGCCCATCAACGTCGGGTGACACTCCACCTGTTCACACATACGAATCGCCTTTTGACGAATCCGACCTCGAAGTTCGTCTGGAACCGTCACCTGGTTGAAGATTCTCGAGACGAGGTCAGACGACTTGGTCGTCGTCGCCTGGACCGTCGGAATCGTTTCCCGAAAAATATCCGCAGTCCGTGAAATGTCCCGAGCAGGAATGTTGAACGCCTCCGCCACCTCGTGTGTCGTACGAGCTACGTGAGCATCGTGACACGCCCTCAAGATACAATTCGCCTTGATACCGTTTCGGATCGCCCCACGAGTCAAAACACTCTCACTAAACTTACGGTACATGATCTTCGCCTGGAGCATCACCGAGTCTGGGAGTCCGAGGATGACACGTCCGACGTGATCGAGACCTTCATATGCATGATGAAGTGCCCTGTCTTTGTGATTCATCGACGTGTGAAAGTTTATTCTGGCCAATCGTTTGTTTGCATACGACCCCGACGCATGAACGGACATGATCGTCCCGGAGCCCCACGACGCACTGAACAGAGTCGTGTTCACCGGAGCACCGACCCGAGACGGATCGCTCCCTTCGTCGTTCGCCCCACCGTTCCATTCCGGTTCGTCTGATATAAACTCACCATCCGACTGTCCACACGAGACACACGTCGGCAAACCATCTTCGTTGGCCACACGGGACCCCCGGGTAAACAATTGCCCGTCGTGTTCCACCATCGTCCCGTCATCTGGACAGAATCGACACCGGTATTCTGTCCAGATGAATTGTTCACGTGGTTCTTCACGGGCCTTACACGACTCGGCAATCGAGAAGAGTTCGTCGACTGAGACCATTTAGTCCTTCTGCTACAAGTTGAAGTTTGTCGGTCTCTCCAGTGCGCCACTTTGCCGTGGAAAAAACATATTTTTTCTATAAGATGGACCCCGCTCCACCAGCACCCGTCCCTCCAGTCGTCGACGTCCCTCGTCAGGTTCGGATCGAGACCGCACTCAAGGAGGCGAGTGCCAAGTCTCTCTTTTCACCGTTCAACGTCGCCGCCGTGCTCATCTTTTTGCTCGTCGTGTTTTTCCTGTACAAGCGGTACCGTGACAAGCGCGCGACGGAACAGGCGCACGGTCCCAGCCCGGTCATATCTCCTCCACAGAAGACGGAGTAGACGTATCAATCTCACTCCATATCGCTGATTTTCTCGGCGTGCCGACGAGGCCGACAGCGGCGTTTGCGAGGCTCATGAGCGACATTTTCTTTTCCATTGGTTGGGGTGGCGTAAGCGACAGATGATTTTTGAGTTTCTTTTCGATAGGGTTCCCCTGTTCGAGTGCGGTGTTGAATTCAGCAAAGCACTCCTGCAGGAACGCCTGGCCCTCGGTCGACCGTTGAGCGCGGTCGACACTGAGTTCTTTTGAAATTTTGAGCGCGAGACGCTTCATGAGAATGGACGCACGGAGTGCATTTGTCATCTTTTCGTTGAGTTTCATGTACAGCTGAATGGACCCGAGGACGCCTGTACCGGCTGAAAGAACGGCGTTGAGAATACTGACGTACTCCTGGTCCAAGAACGAATTGAGTGAAATGGCGGTGAGCGCATTGACGGCTGAGATGATCAAAATCGGAATGTTGAATTTGGACGACAAACGGTTATAGTACATGTGGTCCTTCGAATGGTGGGCAGCGTAATCGTTGCACTGCTGCTCAATCTTGGTGAGGAACTCCTCCTCGCGATCGTGCCAAGGATCTTCCTTCATACTGTAACGCACGCTTTTTTTGCCGCGGTAACCACCTTTGGTTTGAAGGGCCCGATGATGTGTCCCAGGACGTCGATATCTTGGGGTTCCAGTTTGTACTCCTGACAGGCTGAGTAGTCGCCTGCAAGAAATTGGAGGCGAACGACTGTGTCGATAGCATCCCTGGTGAGTTTGTTCGATCGACGCATCAGCGCCTCAAGCTTCTTGTGACGCATGCACATGTTTTGGTACTTGGTCCAGAGACTTCCTGTACGAGGCACCTTGTTCATAGGGCGCATGAGACGACACGGCTGGATACATGACATCATCGTGAACAGAGGCATGATGATGCTCCAGTCGTACTTGTCGTACACGTCTGTGTCGAGCAAGTCCGCTTCAGACATGAGGTCTGCAATCTGAGCGAGCATGTCCACGTCACCATTGACGCGGTCCGGGTAATTTTCCTGAACGATGCTCCAGACGTGTCCGTGTTCGTGCGTCGTGTCCCCGATGCGAACATTTTTCCAATCCCCTCGTAAAAGACGATGGACATAATCCTTCGGGGTTTCAAATTCGTCTGGGGCCGCATTCCCGTACGCGTCCAGAACGGCTCGTCTGTGATTGACGCCTGTACATTCGTGATAGACGGTCTGGGGCGTCAGTTTCACGGGCGTCAGTGCGATCACGACCGTCGGACTTTTCGATGAGATGGGTCCTTGAATTTCGCGAACACCGACGAGATCCTGAATCGCTTCCCAATCGTCAATGACTATGGGTAAAATGGAGTATCGAAGACGTTCGAACATGTCGAGCGTTCCCTGGCGACTCTTGAACACCTCAGGGTCCAGGAACAGACAGTGTCCGAGTTTTTCCTTCACGAGTGTTGTTTTCCCAGTGCCCGGTTTTCCATGGATGCACGTCAAAACACCAGGTTGCGCAAAGACTGGATCCTTTATTTCCGCCTTTTGTTTAAGAAAGCGATCCATGGCGTCGAGCGAATCTGGTGACGATGAGTCTCTAACGAGGCAAATCCTTAGTTTAGTATGGGAAAATAACGCATTCGTACCCTATGTAGGTGCGTGGCTTTTGTATAACGTCCTTGTCTTGTGTCTCCTGGTCTATATAGCCATTAGACTTGGTCTGTCATGAGTCTGGGAGGTGTGAGCTTCGTCACGTCGTACAGTGTGTCGACTGACGCCTGCATGAATCCCTGTTCCTCTGATGCGGCAAAGACTTCGTCGAGTGTCGCGGGGTACATGGACTCATCCGCGTCATCCAAAGAAATCATACCAACACGACTATTAAACTGACCGATCACGAGAGGACTCAGTTTGACGTGGTTGTATTCCTTCATCATGTCTTTTGGTTCTGGGAAAAGATTCGGGGGAACGTATGTCACTGGTGTATACGTGTCGCTTGGAATCTGGCTCAGGACCGTCTCGGTCGTTGACGGTGTCAGGGTCACCGCTGGCGGGGCATTCTTGTTGACGCTAGGCTCTTCGTACACAACCTCAGCCATAGACCCACGCGCCTGGTAATTGCTCCGGGTCGATCCGAAAATGACGAGCCCTACGAGTATGATGATGAACACCCATACGATGAACGGTCTGACTTTGAATGGCTTAAGAGCAGCCATAGATACTAATCTACAAGAAAATGATCGTGGATGCGTTCCAGTTCTTTAACGAGTTGGACGTGTTGGAGATGCGATTCAAAAATCTCGATCCGTACGTCGACATTTTTGTGCTCGCCGAGTCTAGGGAGACTCACACCGGAAATCCAAAACCATTGTACTACGAAATCAACAAAGAACGTTTTGCACCATGGGCACATAAGATTCGGCACGTCGTGTGTTCTCCGTGTCCGAGACAACACCATGGTGTTGGCGACGTCGGCCTCTGGGACCGCGAGAAGCACCAACGGGACTGTGTTCTTCTGGGTCTCGACGACGTCCCAGATGATGCGACGGTAATGATCAGCGACGTGGATGAGATTCCGGACATGACCAAAGTGATTCAGCTCGACAAATCCAGGACGCACAGCATTCACATGTGGATGTTTGAGTTTTCGTTCGACTTTTTGTTCACAGGTGAACAGTGGTTTGGAACCGTCGTCACGAATGCCAAGGCGTTTCGTAAACTGGGGCCCAATTTCTTCAGAGACAATCGATGGAAGTTTCCATACGTGACATACGGGGGGTGGCATTGTAGTTCGTTTGGTGACGCAGACCACGTCTGGAACAAACTCAAGAACTACGCACACGCCAACGACGACAAACACAAGGGTCAGACGATCGAACAGATTCGAGAGTACGTCTCGAAGGGCGTTCATGCCGACGGGACGATGAAGCTCGTTCCGAGACCTAAAGAAGTGCCGTTGCCTAATTACATATGTCAGTTGTCACCTTGATTGATCACATGGGGGACGATCAGGCGATCGTTGACGCGGCGCGCATCTCTGTGACGGGTGCTTCCAAAAAGTCAGAGACTCGGGCGCTCATTCGGTACCTCATGCGCCACAAGCATACGAGTCCGTTTGAGATGGTCGAATTCAAATTTCACGTACGCGTGCCCATCTTCGTCGCACGTCAATGGCTTCGTCACCGGACGGCATCCGTCAACGAAATGTCCGGCCGGTACTCGGTTTTACCCAGTGAATTTTATGTTCCAGAAGAGTATCATGCTCAATCATCAACAAACCATCAGGGTTCAGGCGCTCGCATTGACGTTAGTCGTGCTGAGCAGGAAGCGTCGTGCAATCAGGCATTCGGAGTGTACGAAACTCTGATTGCACAGGGTGTTGCTCGTGAAGAGGCGCGGATCCATCTTCCACTCGGCACAATGACCGAATTCATCTGGAAACAGAATCTGCACAACCTCCTTCATTTTTTGCGTCTTCGTATGGATGATCACGCTCAGCCCGAGATTCAGGAACCGGCGCGTCAGATTTGGAATCTCATTCAACCCATCGTCCCTTTGGCGTGTGAGGCGTTCAAGGATTTTGTACTGGATTCTATTACGTTGTCAGGACCAGAGATTCGCGGTGAAGTCATCGGCAATGGTGAAGTTCGTGAGTACGAGGAGAAACTTAGCATACTGGCCGATCATGGAATTCGGCGCGTTTCCACCATTCGTACGAACACCGGAGACACTTCATAGTTCCGGTTTCGGTCGTGACGGTGACGATACAATCACACTTCGGGCAGTACATTTCTCAACAAGGGTCGGTTTCCTTAAACTTCATGTATTTTCGCGTCGTGTACATGACAGCCAAAACGTTCCCTACGAGTTCAATCAACATCATATCGATCTGGGCGAGAAGGATGTGCATGTACATGAACCAATCAAACCACCGGTAAAACACCTCTCCAAACGCCACCTCCTGAGCGTACCGTCTCGTGTACTCATCCTTTGGTTTATCATTCTGAATCGATTGAATGATCCATGGGGTGACCACCTCTTGAAGAAATGTACGTGCAATTGTACTGACTATAGTATAAGCGACTACGATCGAATATTTCCAGTACGTATCTATATGTACGTCAAGTATGACGAGATCTTCTCGTGGACCAAAGGTGAAGAATTTCGTCGACGAAGAGGATGTTTTACTCACGGCGATTGTCAAAAACAACAAACACGTCGAGGCCCATAACAACAACGCCTTGTTGATCACGTCAACTGAAAACATACTATTTGTACGTGTCTAGACTCTAGAACATAAGCCCCATAGAAGGGTTCTGAGTGTAATTGGATACCGTCTCGCTCAAAGCTCGAAACAGCTCGGGTGTACGCTGTGCGTCGTACTCGAGTGACGTGTGGATGCCGATGTTTCGTGCAGCGAGCACGGCATCCTGATTCGCCCCGAGGTAGACGAAATTCCACAATCTCTTTGCATCCACCAAATCCTTGACGTGTGCAGACGTGTACGTCCGAGACGAATTCTCCTCACCGTCCGTGAGGATGATGACCATCGCATCATCACGCAGCTTCATCTTGAGCACCTGTCCCATGGCGTCAAGCAGAGCCGTCCCACCCCGTGGAACGAACGTCTCCTCCGTGAGAGGAGGAACCTCCTCGATCGGTGTCTTTTCGTACACCGTCTCAAACTGGTCGTCAAAGAGACACAGGGTCATCGTCCCGCCAAACTGCTTCTGGGACTCGACAAAGGAATTGAAGCCGTCGATCGTGTCCTGGCGGCACGACTCCATGGAACCAGAACGGTCAAGCAGAAACAGGCGATCCATCTTGCTTGTTCAGGGTGGCATCTTTTTAAAGTCTTTTTTCGAATACAACGTATGGACCTCGCCATCCGAACTTCATACGGTTCGGCAGAACGAATAAAGGTGGGTGCAGCTGTAACTGACGGCAACGAGTGGAGATTTGGCTACAATTACAAAAACTCCGACGGAACGATCACGCACGCCGAAGAAGCTGCTTTGAGTAAAGCGTCTCATTTCCGAAACTCGACATTGTACGTCACGTTGTCTCCGTGTATGGAATGTGCGCTGAAGATTATCGAACACGGCGGAGTGACCAAAGTGGTCTACGACGCGCTTTACCCGTCACCGGTGTATCAATGCAAAGAGGCTCTCGAGCTGCTGAAAAATCACGGTATTGACGTGGAAATTTAAATGTCACTTTCCCCCAGGAGCGCTCGAGCTTCTTGATGACCACACACTACGTGCTTGATTTGAACGTCGCCCGAGCAGCATATAAAACCTGGAACACTTTGTTTCCTAAGGTTACTCCCTACTATGCTGTCAAATGCAATCCTGACCCCGTCCTCCTCAGGACGCTCGACGCCCTCGGTTGTGGATTTGATTGCGCCAGCCCTCGAGAAATCGATCTCGTCGCCGAATTTGTCGACCCGGGACGCATCATTTACGCCAATCCCTGCAAGCGCCCCGATGACATACAGTACGCTGCACGAAAGGCGATTACGAAAACAACGTTTGACTCGATATGCGAAGTTGAAAAAATGGCTCAGAACGCACCGGCCATGGAGTTGGTTCTTCGAATCCGAGCCGACGACCCAACGGCCGTATGTACCCTTGGTAATAAATACGGAGCTGGAGAATCCGATTGGTACAATCTCCTCGATCGTGCCCGCGAACTGGGACTCAAACTCACAGGCGTAAGTTTCCACGTCGGTTCAGGGGCTCGCTCAACCCGTGCGTACGCCGATGCAATTTACACAGCGGCACGCGCCATCGACGTCCTCAAAGAATATGGATTCGAACCGACTCTCGTGGATATCGGTGGTGGTTTTTCATCCTCGATGGATATCGAAGAGGCGTCCGAGTACATTAACGAGGCGCTCAAAGAGACTGGTCTCGATCAGTACGACGTCATCGCCGAGCCGGGTCGGTTTTTCGCGGAACACATCGCGACATTGTACACGCCAGTCATCGGTGTCAAGGATGGGGCCGTCACCATCGACGAATCGCTCTACGGGGCATTTAACTGCATCCTCATGGATCACGCCGAGCCCGAGCCTGAATTGGATGAGAATCAAGAACTCGAGAATGTGACGCTCTTCGGAAGCACGTGTGACGGTGCTGACGTCATTGCACGAAGCATCGCTCTGCCGTGCGGTCTCAAGGTGGGTGATATGCTCACTTGGAGACGCATGGGGGCGTACACGATGGCGGCGACGACAAACTTTAACGGCATACCGTTCAATCAGCGTGAACGGGTTTACATTAACCTGAGTGCTTAATCTGGTACCGAAGCATAGCCCAAAATGCTCGCTCCAGATCCTTCTTTTCCTGAATGAGCTCATGGACAGCTCTCTTTATGGCCTCGAGGCGAATATAATCCGATTCGTAAAAGACACCAGCTTCAAGACGTCTTCCGATGTTCCGGTACAACGTCTGTAATTTGTTCGCTTCATTCTTGAGTTTGGTCTGACGATTTCTGATTCTATTGATGATGGGTTGGACGTTACGACCTGGACCAGGGGGTGAGTTTGGTTTTGGACGGGTGGTGTTCCCCATTATCTATTACACAGAAGAAACTTCAGGCTCGCCGTCGTCGTCAAAGTCGATGATGAACGCATTCCTTGAATCCGACCCATCCCCATCCGGAGGATTTGCCTCCCACGCCACAAAACTCACCATCAACGGCCGCCCCTTCTCATCCGTCCACCCGTTGTCCTCCTCGATCAAGTTCCACAGGATACACCTCTCCGGATCGTGTCTCGCCTGAATCGTCCCGTCACGACACACGATGTACGTCTCGTTTCGTACTGGAAATTCTTCATACTTTGATCCGTTGTGTGAAGTGACACAACGGATCAAAGGCTCAGCAGTGAACACGAGCCCGGGACGCTTGAGGGTCGTCGTCATTTTTTGGTTGGTTTGGTCTCCTTCGGGTCTTCTTTGACCTTGGTAAGACACATTTCTTTTGCCCTGACCGCCTTTTGGCTATACACAGAAAAACCGCTCTTCTTACGAGCCGATTCACGTTTGCGTTGACGATCGGTCTCCATTTAATTGGACACGATTCCATGCTTTAGGTCAGGATACTTGGACTCTTTCTGGAGACCGAGATAGTACCCTGGCTGCTGAACACCGAAAAACTTGTACACGAAAACACCGACGAGAATCCAGGCGAGGAGGAAGATCCCCCACGACTGGGCTCCTTTGAGTTTCAAAGCGTACCCTACGAGTCCTGACCCTGTAAAGGCGAGAAGCCAATCCCACACCGTCAGGTCGAGTACTTTCATTAAATTAAACTAACAATTTACTCCTTGGCTGGAGTTGGCTTGTAGTAAGACACACCCTGCAGGCGGTTCAGGATCATGAGCACGATGACGGACAGCAGCGTCGTGAAGATGGCGCTCATCAGGTAGTAGCTGCCGCCGTTCTTGGCGACGTTCACCAGCTGAGAAATGGTCCAGCGGATCACATCCATCCACGCGATGGCGGTCGCGAAGAAGAAACCCGCGGAGACGGAGGGGGCAAAGGTGCCTGCTGCTGCTGATACGATTCCGGACATTTTACTTTATATGAAGAAAATTATTGGTCCTGGTCAAAAAAATAATAGCCTGGACCCAGGTCCACATATGGCAAGGGATCCTCTTCGTCGTCGTCATCCTCGTAATCCTCCTTCTGGAGAATCACTGAGTACTTAACCTTGGGTTCGAGCTCTTCTTCCTCGTCTGTGTCGTCGAACAGTTCATACATACTGTTCCATTGCTTTATTGACTGCATGCTTCAACGCAGCCTCTGCTGGTGTTTCTGGTTCCCACTCGTCCCACGTATCGGCACACTCGTTCATCTTGACGGCATGTTCGTTGTCTGTGCCTTCGTACCGGGTCCATTGCTCCTCCTCTTCTTCGTCCTCTTCCTCTTCTTCCTCCTCTTCGTCTGATCCGCTCTCGTAAATCTCCGGAAACAAAGACCCAATCTGCTTCCCTGTGATCGTGCGTGCTGCGTACATGAGCCCGTAGCACATGTCCTTGGCCGTGACACAATCGCGACCGGTCGCCTTGGCGTAGTGTGCTGCGAGCACGACGGATGACTCGAGGACAGGTAGAAAAATGTCCTCCATAAGGTATCTGAATACAAGGTTTTTAAGTTGTTTTTGTACCGCCCTCCTGAACATTATCAAACAGGGATGTAGCGGATCCGTCTGCGATCCGAACGACGTTTTGCGTCACAGCATACACACGAATTTTCCGAGCACTCGTACACGGTGTCAAATCAAGCGTGTGAAGTTGACGTGTCAATGCGGACATGTTTACGGATCCTGTGGGCTGTGTCGGGTGTTCTGGATCGAGTGCGAACGTGTACATGTAAAACCAACGGTCGGGAACGCGTGTATGATTTTCGAGTCCCTGGATCGTTCGAAGAAACAACGGTGTTCCAATTTCAGGGAGAATGATATCAGTACCGTTAAATTGAAGTCGTAGTGACGTAAGTTGATCGTTTCCGTTGTTTGTAAAGTCGTACGCGGCTGCTCCATCCGTCTGAATGACCCAATACAACTCTTTGACGGGTCGAGTGAATTCAGTCATGATTATCGATGTTGAGACGTTTGCGTTGACCGTAAATTGGAGACGTTGTATCGTATGTGTCAAGTAATCAATTTTGGCCGTCTTGAAATAGTCGCGCTCAGCCTTGGTCACGTAAATGTAATCAACAAACAGATTTGCCTTGATCGTACTTGTCCAGTTGATCGTCGAAAATTCCTGAGAAGCTCGAAATTTGACTCGAAACACAGGTGGTTTCTCGAGAGCACACAGAGGAAGATTCAGACGAAACGGCATGCGTATGTAGTAAGACGCTAAATTGCTCGTCAGGTCTTTACCGATAAGGGACGTCAGAACTTGTTGTTTCCCCGCTGGAACAGAAAGGTCATTCATGAGTTCGAGGGACTCACCGTAATGACGCTCGAGAAGGTCACCTTCATACCGGAGTTCGACAAATTCGATCATTCGTGTACCAGCCGAATCATCAACTGTACATGGCAAGGGCCAATCGACTCGAAGATACATATTCCCAAGCGCTACATCACCCACTTTGGAGATCCATATAGAAATGTCATCACCAAAGTGAACATCTTTTGGAAATTGGAGACGGGTCACCTGGTGACCAAACTGTGCGGGCGGACCGTCTGTAAAGTTCATTCCTATTCTATGAGTTGAAAATAAGTCCACCGATTCCACCCTGAATGGCGAGGACGTTGAACGTCTTTGAGTACACGCGAAGTTTTAAATTTGTTGGAGCAATCGACGTCAAACTAACGTCTATTGTCTGATCACGGACACGGGACATGTTGACTGATCCGGAAGGCGTGAGTTTTTCAGGGTCAAAAGCCACCGAGTACACACATGTGTTACTTGTCGATGGCATACTCGTGTGTGTTTCGAACGTTCGAATATACCTGGTCATCGCTTGATCGTCGTCGACCAAGATTTCATTATTTAATTTGAATACGACGTGATTGATGACACCTGGATAATCTACAGTGATCCAAAATTCACGAACTGGACCTCGAACATCGAGTGTGAATGAACCACCTGACAACCCCTGGAGAATAGTAAACTCGTTCACGGTCGTCTGACCATAAAAGTTTTGTATAGTTATTGGCTTTGGTACATCATACGTTTCGTATTTAATAATCATACTCGATGTAAGCGTACCAGTCATGACGAGAGGATCAAATTGGACCAGATCCTTGTAACTTTCGAAACCACCATACCATGTTTCGGTGATGTAAACATACCGAGCACTGACGAGACACGACAGAACAGCAGTGGATGGACTCGCCCAGGTTATCGTTTTTACGGGACCGTTTGATGTCTGTGCTCCTCCTACTCCATCAAATATAATCCAATCTGAAACAGAATTTGTCGTCGTGTCATATCGCAGGATAGTCGCTCGAATATTACCATACGTACTACCTATGTAGTAGATCGATTTTCCGTCGAAACCAAACGGGTACAGACCGTAGCCATTCGGAAAAGCCATATTTGTGAACAAGATGGACGAATATGCGCTTGGTGACGATATACTCTGAGTACTATCGTACCTTGTTAAGTAAACAGAACCCCCTGAAAACGCATTTGTCTGAAAATAAAAGTACCGTCCGTCCGTCGCATTTGGAACCTGTGTACCCGGTATACCGATTAAAAGGGGTGGAATTGGTAGAACCCCGACATTGAAATAAGTATACGACGATTCATTTAGAAAATCTTGAGAGTCTGTTTTGAGAAGAATACTAGACCCCTGTATAGTTCCATATATATTACGACCATCGAATGCTAACGGCATAGAAGCGAACGAAAGACCAGAGACATTTAAAATGTCTCTCCACGTTTTCGGTACCCCCGTCCCTGGATACGAAAGAAAGTCATATGATGACCAAGATCCTATAGGTTTCGTCGTATCGTAACGAACGACGATCGGGTTCCATATATTTCGATTACCCATTGGGTCTTCAAAGACATTTGGAGCAGGTTTTCCGTTTGACGTGTATGTGTACGCTACATTGGCTGTCAAAAATATATTCGAGAGTGTTTTTGTTTCACTTGTAATCGTAACTGTTTTCGTAACACCTGCAAAACTCCGTGAAACGTTCGTCATCCAATTGATTGCAGCCGTGTTCTCAGAAGGGATGAGTTGTGGCGTAGCGATGTTGTACACTTTGTATGTCGCGACGATATTCGCAAATGCACATTCTGGTGTACATGAAATAAAGGTGGCGACGTTGCTCCCGGTTAAAGCAACGCTGGTTGTCGTATAAAATCCAGGTAGGTTCCATACAGGCAGGTCGTTACTTGTATACAAAATATTCACCGTCGCGACAACATTAGAAAGAATCTTTGTCTGGTTCGTTATCGTAACAGACGTCGGTGTGTATTGTGGTGTTATACCGAGACTACTCGTCGTCACAAAATTCACGAGAGCGACATTGTCCGAGGCGATGAGTTGAGTCGTGGAAATACTTGCGACGTTATATGTCAAGTTGATCTGTTTTCCATAATCGTTTAAATTAGTTCGTCCACCCGGATAGACGGAATACAGAGTTCCTGTATTACTTCCGAAAGTTACATTGTCGATACTCGTTTCTATGTACAGGTAACGTGCATCTGCTGTTATAGAACCTACCCCGACACGTCCTTCGTAAAGACCGGGAAAAAACGTAGCACCAACAGTCGGTGTAGCGGTTCCTGTGAGCATGTTTGCTACGGGGACGCTTCGAATATACGAGAGACCAGTGGTGGCAGTATACATTATTCCTCCGATAAAATAAGGTCTCGAAGGAAATGTATAAACATTGTGGAACTCTGGATCGTACCACGACACCCACGACGATGCATCTCCTATAGGTTTTGTAGTGTCATAAAAATAGTATCTTTGGTGAAATACGACGTTCGGATCATCCATGACGTACACGACCCATTGTTTATAAAAATTTGTAGCATAGACGGTCAATTCGTCCGGAAGACCGAGGAGTGATTTGATGTTCGTGTCCACGTAAGAGCCGCCATCCGTCAGACTTTTCGTCGTAATGAGATTTGAAGGAAGGTTTTCAAACTTTTCGTAATCAACCTCAATCTGAACGTCTTGATGTTGAAGCGCATTGACGTTTATTCTTTCGGTGTTGAACGTCAGACGCGTGTAGTATTCACGAGGGGCGTACACTTGGGAAGTATCCCCTTTACCTTCCATGATCGCGAGACCAGTCTGATTTTCGTACGATACACCGAGGTCATCTTCGATAATTAAACGCTCGCTTGTGAGTCTGTCTATCGTTTGACCGCCAACGAGAAGAGTAGCGTTTTTAATCAGTTTACACGCCACCGAGTCAACATACGAAAATCCATTTGCAGGAGGTGGTGTAAATCCCCGAATCCAGCCAGCTTGAAAAAGCGTAAATGGTGGCACGAGAACACCGTTAATAAATCTGTACGCTTTGTATCCTCCGGGTGTCAAAAAATCAAATGATCGAGGATCGAATCCCCAAAATACACCACTCATGTCATCCTGAAAATAAATGTACTCGTACATCGTCGAGGTGAATACGAACTTGATGATGGATGAATTGTACGTCACGTTTATATTGGAGTACCCTACAAAGTTTGTAGCCCATGTACCTTGAAATTGAGTGTTGAAATATCCGAAAGAATCTCCTGGCTCGATAGCGACAGATCCATCAGGAATGTACACTCTACCATCAACCTGATCAGTGTACAAAGGATATACATACCCTGGTCCAAGAGGGGTGTACAACTCTGGTAAAGTTGATCGAACCGTGAAGCGTTTTATAAATTCTCCTTTCGAAGGAATCGTACATATCGCAGAATCTCCGTAGTACACGGCAGATTGATCAAAAGGAACTTCGTATGTTTCGCATTGTTTGTTGTTCGGTTGTGTATATTTTGTTTCAAAGTATGTTCTATTCGGTTTTGCCGTGAGCCATTGGTCCTCTGGACCACGGGCGGTCAGCAGCGTCGCTGCCGCTGACATCTACTGATATACTCGGAAAAAAACTGCGTCTTTCACGTGCGGAAAAAACCCAGTACACCTATAGGAAATGACCAATTTGCAGCTCAAAAAATTTGACCCGAGCAAGATTGGAGATGACAAGGTGTGTGTATTCATCGGCAAACGAGGTACAGGCAAGTCGACGCTCGTGACTGACATTATGTATCACAAGCGACACCTGCCTGTCGGCATCGTCATGTCTGGTACAGAGGATGGGAACCACTACTACAAACAATTCGTACCAGACTTGTTCATTTACGGTGATTATAACCGCGACGCCATTGAGAAAATCCTCGAGCGTCAACGAAGACTCGTCGGTGCTGGAAAGCCGTCGAGCGCGTTTCTGCTCATGGACGATTGTATGTACGACAAGGCGTTCATGAAGGACACGTGCATCAGACAATGTTTCATGAACGGGCGTCACTGGAAGTTGTTTTTCATGTTGACGATGCAGTACTGCATGGACCTCAGCCCAGACCTGCGCGCCAACGTCGATTATGTATTTGTGCTCCGTGAGAATGTGATTCAGAATCGCGAGCGTCTGTACAAGGCGTTCTTCGGTGTCTTTCCGACGTTCGACATGTTCTGCCAGGTGATGAATGCCTGTACCGAAAATTACGAATGTCTCGTTCTGGACAACACCAGCAAATCGAATCGCATCGAGGATTGTGTCTACTACTACAAGGCGCCGATTCGTAAGGGATTCCGGATCGGATCGGATGCCCTTTGGCAATACCATCAGAAGAATTACAACCCACGACACGTCACGACACCTCTGACGACGGTCGGAACGCCGACGAATGCACGGCGTCCAGGAGTTACTGTGAAGAAAGTGTGAGTCCAAGGGGCACAGAGTGCCCATTGTCCGTTGCGCCACCAACTCGTAAAAGATTTCACATGGAACATCAGATGATTATCGAAAACCTCGATTTCAACGGATCGAGTGATATTATGCAGTACATTCCTCAGGTGGAACCTGAGAAACAGGAGCCACAGCAGCAGGGTTCTTTTGGCCCCCCACCCGAGCTCCAGCCTTCATACCAGACGCGTACGATCGACCAACCCGAGTTATTTAAAGCCGAAATAAAACCTCCTCAAATAGAAATGGATTTCTCGACACCAATTTCAGACGTTGTCCCGAGCGCTGATTTCGAAAGCCCCATGGGTGGCGGCGGAGGTCCGTACAAGAACCCACAGAACAACAGAGTCGTGGCTCTGAGCCTGGACAACGCCTCGGGGACTACGTCCCCTTCGTCCTCATCAAAGAACCCATTTGGTCTGACTGATGACCAGCTGAACGCTGCGATCGCCGGCATTGCTGCCATCGCTGCATTCTCCAAGCCAGTTCAGAACAAATTGGCGGATCTGATTCCTAAATTTATGAGCGACGCTGGTGACCTGTCAGCGACGGGCATGCTCGCCACTGCATTCATCGCAGCTGTCGTTTTTTTCATTCTTCACAAGTTTATCAAGCCACCAAAGAAGGCTTAATTGCTGTACTTCCACTTGAACCCCCCTGAGGTTTTCGATCTTCCTTTCAGACAGATAGTTACAGAAACAGGAGAGACGTTTATACTTTCTGCAGCCGCTTTTACTGATTCAAATTCCCGAACGAATATATCGTCTGTCGTGAACTGACTGACACGTTTCTTATTAGATTCTATGAGATTACGTGCATGCTGGATGACGCGTAGACGAAATTCCGGGTCTCTGTTGACTGGATGTTTATCCCCTTTTTTCCCTTCGCTTATTTTCCGTTTTGTTTCTTCTGGTAATTTTATACCTAAACAACGCCCTTTGCTTGCTTCACTTATACGTTTTTTAGCTTCTTCTGTGTGTCTCTTTCCATAAAAATGATTATCTGATCCGAAACGAGGAATAGTGACACCTGTATGTCCTAGTCCTCCTTTCGCGACATTGTAGTCTGGTTTGAGTTGTTCAATAGTCTGTATCTCGAGTTCGTTGAGTTGTTTCTTGAGTTCTTCTTTTGTTTCGCATTCTATTGTGTGTATAGCTTCCATTGTGAAAGCGTCTGTTCCATATTTTCTCATAGCTAAATGAATTACCATCTCATCAGATAGATTGTTAGTATCCGAGACATGGTCATTCCATCTCCTCCTGAGAGTTTGTATAGTTTGACCGATATAAAACTTTCCATTTTCCAGGTTATCTATACGATAAATATAACCCGTCGGCATATAATGTATTTAGGTATTTTTATTTTTAGTTTCTTTACAACAGTCCCAAAACTAAATTGGTTTAAAATTGGTCAGTTAGAATATAATTGCCCTGCCATACCATCCTTGATGCGCAGGACGTTGTAGTTCATCGCATAGAAGTAGCGACCAGTGCCACCGAAAATCGTGCTCAGGTTGACACCTGCTGGTGCGACAATACGGTAGGTATCGATGCGTGAAAAGTTCAGCGTACCCGTTGGCTGAAGCTTTGACGTGTCCAGACAGTACGAGATGATGGCAACATTTGCCGTCGAATCGCTGAGAACATAGCCATAAGGCGTGAAGTAGTACTGGGGAACGTCGATCCACTGGTACAGTGAGCGAGAGTCGCCAATGTCCACGCCGTTAATCTGCGTCTTGAACTGGTAATTGGCAGCCGCGGACGAAGAAGTGTTGTACACAGCCTGATAGTTGTTTGCCGAGAACGACAGGAACTTGACGGGGTGGGCCAGCGCCAGCTCCTGCATGTTACCCGTGCCGATCGGAATACGGTTCACCTGGGTGAAAAGCATGTCCATTGGTGTATTGGCAAAGTACTCACGCTCAGCCTGATCCAGGTACACGAAGTTGACCCAGGCCTCGTAGAGATTCGAGGTGTTTACTGAAGCGGCCCACGTGATGCGAATCTCCACGTCGTGGTACTGAAGTGCCACCAGTGGCAGAGACACGTTCCAGTCCTTGCAGAAGAAAAACTTGAGCGGCAGGAATCCAGTCGTGTGGTTCTTGGGGCCTGCAGCGTTATTGTTCAGGTAACGCTGGGAAAAGTTCTGAGCACCGGTGATGGGCTCGAGCTCGGTCATCCATGTGATATCCTGAGTGTCGACAATCTGACCACCGATAAGCAGCTCCACCTTGTCGATGACGGTTCGCCAGTCCTGGTTCGGAATCAGAGCACCGCTGGAATTCTTGGCGATAAAGTACATCATGTTCACGAGGTCACCCTTCTTCTCAAGACGGATCGTGGAGATGTTACCAGCAGCCGGGTTACCCTGGATCAGCTGGCGTTCGAAAGAACGAGCATAGTGAGTGTAACGTTTGTAGCTGGAACGGAAGAACGAAACCTCCGGCTTACCGGTCAACCAGGCGTCCTGAGCGCCAGTTGCAACGAGCTGAACGATACCACCAGACATTTACAATAGTATAAGAAAAAAGATCATCGCGAAGCGATGATCGCCGCGAAGCGCCATGATGAACTTTCCACCTGCAGTGGAAAGGGTAAAAACTGGTCTCGAATCGAGACCAGGCGACTCAGTCCTGAATCATAATGCCGCAGTACTCGACTGACCCTTCGATGGGTTCATAAATGCCGAGCGTCTTACACAGCGCCTTGAGATCCTTGAACGATGCCCAGAATTCAGGGGAATGATCATACTCATCGACTGTGACATGCGCCAGCTCATGAATCAGAACATTCATTGCCGAATTTACATCCTCTTTATCCAGACAGATGTAAATTTCGTACCCTTTATTGACGTTGTACCCTATGGTCCCCTTGTTCATTCTGGATCCATGGATCCCGGTGAGAATACACCGTCGCCTGAGACGTGCGAATCTCGGATCGACAGTCTCAGTATCTCTGAGGTGGGTAAGAAGTATATCGTACCTGCGTCGAATCTCCTCCATAAGGGGATGCTCACGGCGACTGCTCCACGCCGCAGCTATGAGGCCAACGACGAGCAGTCCCGTCTGGATGACTCCGGCCGCCATCTACTGATCTAGACGTAGAAAAACAAACTGTGCATAAATGTCCGTCACGAGTCCGGTGGTTTCTGGTGCAATCGGTGCCCACATGAGGCATTGGAATTCGGGCTCAAGTGCCTGACGAAGAGCTCCACCGTCGAGAAGTGGTTCATATTTGGGTCCGTCTGCATAAAATGGGCCTTCGGTCAGGCTCATGAGAACCTTGTCTCCGTCAATCTCAAACACGTTTCCGAGTGCATCCGGGCTTTTGGCACTTTCAATCAGACTCTTCTCGGGAACGATACCGATGAGAAGACCGCCTGGCTTCACTGCAAGTTTGATCGCCCTGAGACTCTGTTCGAAGTGCTCACCGACAATGTACTGGAGAGAAAAGTTGTAGCACACGACGTCGTACGGGCCTGCAAACGCCGCCTGACGAATATCACCTGGACCGAGGAACCACACACCGAAATTAAGGTCCATGGCACGATTTTCAGCCTCGGCAAGAGATTCTTCGTCCGGATCGATGGCGGCAACCCGAGCCTTGACCGCCTTCCATTTGTGCCAGTCACCACCACGGCCGCATCCACAATCGAGAACGTACGAGTTCGGTTTGACCCATTGTGTGATGAGTTCACGCTTCACCTGATTGTGACGCTTACGGAGTTGATCCATTGACTTAAAAAGGTTGTGCCTTGTAGTTTTAAATGGGTTCGCTCGAGCAGGATTACCTGACGGTGCCAGGACAGCTTTTTGCTCTGATTTCCATCGTTGGTCCGGACCTGCCCCAGAAGAATGAGCAGCTGGGTCTGAAGATTCGTGGATGCTTCCAGACGAAGGAGGAGGCGGAGAATCACGCCAAGCGACTGCAGAAGGAGGATGCGCTCGTCGACATTTACGTCGTCGACATGTACAAGTGGCTTCTGATTCCACCAAATCGTGACCAGATTGAGAACGTCCACTACCAGAACGAGAAGCTCGAGGAGATTATGACCAAGTACCGTGACAATCAGCGTCAGGCGGCGGTGATGTTCGAGAAGCGTAAGCGTGACATGATGGCCAAGCCTATCGAGGGTTCGGCAACGCCATATATCGAGCCTGGTGACGAGAATTCCAAGTATTACACTCGCCCGGACGTGCCACCGATCCCCCACCCGGCCGAGCTCATCGACGACCTACAGAAGGAGTTTCCGGACAAGGAGATGCCTGAGCTGGTCAAGATTGCCGACGAGCGTATCGCGGCCGAGATTGAGCGTCGTCGTGTTCAGCAGGAGGAGGAG